GAGTACTTAATTTAAGTACTCCTAAGTGGTGCCACCTAGTAGTGAATTAAGAGTCTTAATAGGTCACTCTCGCTATGGCGAGAGTGACATTAAGGAGTTCTTAAATTCAGTACTTGGCGGTACCTGGAGGTGCTTACGCTGGCGCAACAGCAGAACCCTTCTTCATCTTAATAACTCTCTTTCCAATGATAGCTCCCTGCGCAGCTTCGGCTGCCGGTTTCGCAGCAGGAGCGGCTGTGGCAGCAATAGCCGCAGCAGTTTTAGCCGCCTTTGCTTTAGCATCCGCAGCTAGCTTAGCATCGATTTCCTCGGCTTCTTCCTCTTCCGCCTTTACCACGGCAGCCGCAGCAGCCACACCAATATCTACGTAGAGACTTGTTATAGGCTCCACGCGGCGTTTTACCTGATACACACCTGAATTATTGTCAACCTTACGACCATCACGCTTTGACTCGAAGACATCCTTTAGAGTGAGACCCTTAATGACCTCAACCCAGACTTCGGGATGAACTAAGGCAGATCTACGCTCCATCATTTCCTTAACCTTTTGGTTCTGAGCAACAATTTCAGGAATTCCAGTCCGAGTTTCCTTATATGTCTTAGTAAGAGCCATTAGTTTCTTGCGCTCGACCTCGATTTCTTCTTCGAGGGCTGCTATCTGTATATTGCGGGCATCCAGATTCACCTTGCGCTCTTCGAACGTTAGAGGTCTACGATTTGGAAGAGGAACACGAATCTCGGCAGCATCCTTTACTGCCGGAATGACTGCCTCCGTATCTGTAATTTCAACTGCCCGGTTAGATCTCTTAGCTTTTCTGAAGAACTTTGCGTCAAGTGCCATCTCTGTCAGAACCGCAGCTTTCTAGTTCGAATAGAATTCTGCGGTTCTGACAGAGATGGCAGGAACACAAGGAAAGGCTAAGTCTGGAGTAAGTACGGGTATCCGTGTGGCGATTGCCGTTGGGATTGCTCTTATTCTTGCCTTATTCATAGGATTCTTTGTAATCTATAAATCGTCTATTTCGCCGAATATATATTTACTTGGATTTCGGTTTTATTTACCCTTGCTAGCTGTGCTCTTATCCTTTGGTGGGAGTTGTTTGATTCAGTATATGAGCTGTAAAGAAGTCGAAATACTTCTTCAATTTCAAAGATCATTCATTATACTGGCTCCAATCATTTTAGCTCATTTAATATTGTATTTTGATAAGATGCGTTGGCCGATTGAAGGTATGATGCAACTTCAACCACTAGAGTTTCAAAGAGCTATGTCTACATCATTTTACATATTCTGGGCTGCTCTTTATGGTCAAGCTTCTATCAATAGTCTTGCTCAGATGTGTCCGAAATGATAAAAACTATTCCTCAGGTGGAGCTGAACCCAAATAAACATATCTCGGAACGCCATCTCGCCCCGTACTTGTTTCATTTAACATATAGTATCCGGGAGTCAATTCTTTCACTGTATTCGCCTTCATATTCCTTGAATTCTTCGCATTTCTGCGATTCACTGGTACTTCCACATCACCAACCGGATTTTCCACAAATAGCACAATCACATAGGATAGCAACGCCCATACAATTGTAAAGAGCCAAAAGGGGATATAAGTAAAATGCTCGGGATCACGGCCAATACCGAACTCCTTCCATCGCCCATCCTCTCGAAACATCAAGGCTGGTTTTATAATTAAGACAATCGCAACTCCTGTTAAATACAGTAATCCGGCAATAACCAGCCGTCTCATCTAACGTTTCGTGTTAAAATTACTCACCCCGTAACAATGCGTTTTGAATAGACTCTAGGGTTGACTAGTTATTCTTCATCGAATCCCATGGCATCCGCCAAATCGCCGTCACCCAAATACCCCTCTTCATCGCCGCCCGTATTGTAATACCCGAGGCCATCGACCTCACGACCCCCTGGCGCTCCTGGACCTTCGGGTCCATATCCAGGAAAATCCACAATGCCAGCATCTGCACGTTGCTCGCGCTCAATATCGTAGCGATCTTGATCATAAGCATAGACCCCCTTCGTTCCACCCACTGACCAATCTCCCAAGCCGAGCTTAATCTTGATTTTCTCAATGTCCTTTCCTGAACGCGACATATCGTTCATTTTCTTAATAATATTGGCCTTCTCCATTTCATTTCTCTTTGCGATAAGTTCTCGGATTTGCTCGGGTGTCAAGTTAAATCCTTCATCCTTGAAGCGCTTCACCATATCCGCAACAAACTTCGCAGGAAAGAGAGCCTGTTGTTCCACGTGGGATTCAGGCAGTTCTGTTTTAGCCATTGGCAAAATATTCGGATCTACAAAATTAGCTAGGGGAGCAAAGAGACAGAACTTCAAGAAAAACAAATAAGTCTGCTTGGCTCCAGGAACCTGTAAGGGGCGAATTAATTCAAGCTTATCTATAATTGAGCGAGCCTGTACCAGGAAGCTTTCCACCTTGGCTGTGAGCCAGGGTGTAAATACAACCTTGTTGAACTTCGTCAAGTATCCACGGTGATTTGTCATCATTGTTCCAAGGTCCATCTTGTGTTGTTCGCTTAGATCCCAGCTCTTAGGAATTGAAATACCTGTGGCGCTTGTATAATTCGATATGCGCTGCTTGAGTGGTACAGTTACATAGGATTGAAGAAAACGGATAATTGATTCAGCTCCATCTCCAACAATGGAATCAAGAATCGTATTTTCAAATCCTGTTAAACGCTGTTTACAAGCAGTCTCAAGATCGCCCGCTAACAAGGAAAACTCCGATAGAGCCATAGCAACCTCTTCCTCTTTCGCATTCGCAGGCAGCTTCATCAAGGCAGTCTGCGTCTTCTCCATCACCTCTCTATAGCCAACAGCCGGTTCAGGTTCCATTTCCATTAAGGATGTCCAATTATCAAGGGGTCCAGGGATTTCTGTTAGCAAAACAGTCTTGAAGGAATTTACGCGGTGTGTCTCATTAAGTAGATCTTCGAAAGTCTCCTTTGTGACCTCGATTCCCTGGTCTTCAATTGCGGATAGACCCTGCTCAGGAGTAAGTATCTCTAATTCCTTCGGTAACTGTAAATCACACCAGACACATTTATGTGTTAAGCCAAATTCGTGGCTGTATCCTTTCTTATCTCCGTCATAACACACCTTTAGGAATAGAGTATAATAACTGTTTTCTGGAGGGTCTGGTAGAGGGCGTACGATTTGTGAAGGTATCATTGTAGGTTCAATACGAGTAATTTTCGGTGGCGCCTTGATACCCACGCGCTTCGGGAAGGATGGTAGACTCGCCTTCTCCTTGGTCCAGAATTCATCAATGTGCTCAAGAGGTGATAGACAGCACGTTGCCTCATTGAAGACAAGAGGCATTGGTAGCTTAGTCTTCTTGGCTATGGCGTTGCCCTGGCGAATCCAGAGTTCCGCCTTATCAGCTGCTGTTGCGGCTTCGGGAACAATGACCTTCTCCACAAAATCCTCCTCCTTCACATCGTAGGGGATGGGCGCAAAATTTTCGGGTAACTGCTCATCAGGGCGACCCTGACCGCCCGCAGCTCCGAGAACCTTGCGTCTATAGTCGCGCTTCTGTGATAGAGCTTGCTGGATCATCGGATCCTGTAGAGCCGACTTAAGAATGGGCTCAAACACACCCATAATTGTCTTCTGCCTCTTGGTATCATCGACCTCTCTCTGGAACTGTGTGAGACTCCAGGGTGGTGTATCCTTGTGGAAGGATGACAAGATAGAAAGAACGCACTGGATTCCCTGTGTACCCCCCTCGGGCTCGAGAGGCTGTCCGCTGAGACTACGACATCCTGTTGGTGTTCCACGCAAGATGAAATCTGGCTTTCTTGTCTGAATGAGTAAGAGCATATGGACACCGACGGCACAGACTAGGGCCTGATTGATATAGACATCATAATCTGCGGTTATAGCTGCTGCCGTTGCGCCCTTAGATTTGCGTAAACCCTGTTGATATTTTACATAGACCTCACGCGCAGGAATCTGTTGGATAATTCCATAGACGCGGCCAACAAGAGTCAAATAATCCTCCTTTTCCAAGGGCGCAAACAACTTATCTGCGAGTTCCTTTGCTGTGGTGTAAATAAGAAGTTTAGCCTCATTATCGAATTCCATCTTGTCATCGACATCTCCTAAAGGTCCAATGAGATCCTCGATGTTTTCCTGTGTAATCGCATCCTTGTCTACAAGCTCTGAGCGTCCCATCATTGGTCGACCATTGTCGTCGAATTCTATGTGAGTATCATAGTCGAGTTCACTAATGGGTTGACCGCAGTTTCTACAGATATAATAGCCCTGGAATTGCCCTCCACCGAACTTGAGCTGGATTTCCTTGTTTAACACGGAAACATCGCCTGGACGCAAGTATTGGTAAATCTGTAGAAGCTCGTGCATACACAGGAGGTTGTGATCTCCTGAATTACACTTGACCCAATTATCCTCCTTGACGCCCTGAAAAGTTGTCAAGAACTTACTCATTAGAGCAAGTCTAGTATTATCATCCTTCACTCTGCGGATCATTGCGAGAGGCTTTACGTGAGGACACTTCACTGCGACGGGCGCCTCACCTGCAAAATCGATGCGATCCTTGAGTTCCTGTTTTTCTCTGAGTGTCTTCAAGTACTCATTGCGCGCGTAGGTGAGACGAGACCGTGTAAGAGCCGCAGGTTGATCGGCGAGTTGCGCAAAAGACATCTCAGGGTGATGTCTGAGAAGAAGTCCTACAAGAGCAATATCGCTGTTTGCGAAGGCAGGCATCTGTGCCTTGATTTGATCCTGGATCTCACGAAGAGCCGGTTCCGATCCGAGTTTCTCGATCATATCAGGGCCATCAGGGGTCATCTGGAGCCCCTGGACTGCTGGAGGCTGTGAGACTTGTTGGGCTAGAACTTCGCGCTGTCTGACAATTTCTGCGAGAATCTGATTCTGGGTTTCCTTAACCCCCTCCTTGAGAACCTCAAACTGATCAATCGTCCATTCACGTTCCTTCATGCCCATTAAGACCTGGAGAGGCCATACATCTCCCAGTCCCTCCAGACGAAGACCAAGTGCTTTTATGTATTCACGTAGAGGGATATTTCCAAGAGTTCCACCGTCGACACTGACTAAGAAGGCATTATTTACAGATGGGATATCAGAGATATCGCCAAGACCCTTAAGTATTGATGTCATTGTCATAATATCCTTTGCACCCGCCTGGACATCTGCTATGAGTGATTCTTGTCTTGCTGTACTCAGTGAACTAGAATATACCAGTGGAAATATGACATATGCTAAGACGGCAGCTTCTTCACCGAGTTGTAAGACTTGATTCTTAGCTCTTATAGCCTTCAATCCGCGAGCCATCGACATCGAGATGTCATTTACCATATCAGCTGATACATATCCCTTATTCGATTTAGGGAGACCTGAGGCAAATCCAGGAATGGATGATTCAGAATCAGGTGCCTTGCGACGGAAAACTTCTTCGTCACGCTGAAAAGCGATACGCGATGATCCTGCTTCACGCCAGCTAGCAGAAAAACGCCCTAAATACGAATTTAAGAAGGAATTAAATTTCTGGCCATTCATATCAGGTGATGATTCAAGATAATTTGATGAATCTGTAATTTTATCTATAAAATTCTGTATCTTCAAGCCCTCGAGAGAATCTGGTTGGGGATCTACACTAGAATCCATGTCGTGGTACAGTATCTTATCAATATCTACAACACAACGGCTCATCAGCATTTGACGTGTTTCCAGGACGTCAACAAGAGTCTGGATGCTCGTAGGTTTTACACCGATGGGAGATCCATCTTCCGCTAGACGTAAGATAGAGGCGCGGAGTTGAAAGAAAATCTCTGTTAGCACACGTGTATTTCGCTGTGTATCAGGAAGTTTCTGTAGAGCAACAGAATTGAGGGATAGGAGGTCTGAATAGGCTTCACTTTTCTGGGTTTCATTTGAATAGGTGCGCTCAGATCTAGGGATTTCGATGAGTTGCTGGACACCTTCGTCTGCCGGAGCATCTGCCTCAATTTCATCATCTAAGAATGTAAAATCCTCTTCCTCCATAGCTTCGCCTGTGGCATCATCAACCTCACCCAAACCTTCTTCATCTTCACCTTCGCCTTCGCCTGTAGCTTCGCCTAGATCCTCTTCAACAATCTCTCCAAGCTCATTGGTTACAGCGAGCCTCGCAGGAGCCTGCCGGCTACGAATTACACGAAATGGCAGATCCTTTGGAACTCCACGGAATCCGAAGTTCAAGACTACATCACCTTCTGCCTCGTTGTTCACTATAATGGAATCGTCCTCAGGATTAATCTTGACAATTCGGTACTTCGCCATAGGTTCTCCGTCGGGTCCGAAGGTTTCTAGATCCTGGTCTACGTGAAGATCAAGAATCTCCACGAGCTCAGGCTTCTTGCGTTTCTGTAAAATTTCAACGGATTCTACACCCGTTTCTGGATCAAATCCTTCTTCATTGATGGGAAATTCAATTGCCTTATTTGTTACACCGTCTGGAAGAAGATGAATTTCGTCAATGGTACGATAGACGACGCGTCCCGTTGTTTTGTCGTATTTGCCGCCGAAGATACGAATTCTGTCTCCGAGTTCAATGATGGGTACTTCTGGTTCAGACTCTTCTACGTTTTTTGTTACATTTTCATTTAAGACATTATCTAAGACTTCCTCTTTGGCAGCCTCCATCTATTGTTCATTACCCTAAAAAATTGATTCGCAGTCGCACTTATATTCAGCTATACAAAATGGCTTCCAGTAGTCTCTCAGTCTTCTCTGAGCTTGTTCACAAGTTCCCTGTTTGGTCTGATCTGAAGGCTCACATTAACGCATCCGAGCCTAGCCTTGATATCCTGGAGCTAGAGGGTAGTCCCTATGTAATCATTCGTAACAGCCGTGAGCGTGATGGGGTAGAAGTTCCTGCTCCTTCTACCTCTGATTCTGCAGCAAACGTACTTAATGCTGCCGATGAGACCTCATCGGAGCTGGCACAGATCTGCCGCTCAGTTGTCTGGAATACCACGACCAATCTTCCCTGCTCAGTCGCCCCCTTCGCGGCTCGCCGTGACCAGAAGGTCCCCTTTGATACCCCTCTCCATCTCGAGGACTTCGTGGAGGGTGTGATGATCAATGTCTTCCGCTCGAAGGGTGATTCGCAGACGCACGTAAGTACGCGTAGCCGCATTGATGCTGATGGCAAGTTCTACAGCGAGCGCTCATTTCGTGAGCTGTTTGATGAGGCACTGGAGGAGAAGGATTCCTCTCTTGATGAGGTCTCGGCTATGATCGGCGAGCCTGTCGATGGTGTAGCAGCGACCTTTATGACGCTTGTTCTTGCGCATCCTGAGCACCGCGTGGTTCGTACGGTGGACAAGGCGAATCTCTGGGCAATCTATCGTGGTGTCGTTCTGGACGACGGCACGGTAAACTTCAACACGGAGAGTATTCCTGCTTCCTGGGCTCCTAAGAGCTATGCGGCCGACTTCAAGGCGGCGAGCTGGTCAGAGCTCAAGGCGAAGTTCGAGGAGATTCGTGCCTCCAAACCCTGGTACTGGCAGGGCCTCGTAGTTCACCAGGAGGCTGGGGCGCAGCGCTGGCGTCTTCGTAATGGCGACCACGACCGTGTCCGCAAGGAGCTTCGTGGCTCTGAGTCGAACAGCCTCGGTCGCTTTCTGCGTCTCCGTGCGACGAAGAAGGTTCAGGAGTATCTTCGGATCTACACGGAGGACAGTGCGGCCTTCAAGGGGTTCGAGGCCGATTATCGCGCGGCGACGAAGACGCTTTACACCTGGTACTGCCGGTGCCACAAGGAGCACAGCGTCGCTTTCAAGTCACTCCCGAAGTCAGTCCAACCGCTAATCTTTGAGCTCCACAAGTATTATCTTGTGACTCTTCGTCCGAACAAGACGGCACTCCATCTCCTGGAGATGATCACGTGGATCACGGAGTATCTCAAGGGGCACTATGGTGTGTCGAATATGCTGCGGTTTATGAAGGAGACTGAGCAGCCGCCGGTTTCGAAGACATCCTGGCCACAGGCACAGGCGCAGGCCAAGCCAGAGCTGGTTCACGTGGATGAGTCTCATTCCGCAGTAGCTCCAGTGTCGCCTGCGACCAATGATGATACGGATGTATAAGCAGACTGATGTTCCAGTCTTATACGTGGTTTTAAAAAATAATACGCAATAATAAAAGACATACCCTTATAAACTACACAATACGCAAGTATAGTATCTACACTATTTTTTTTCAATGAATATACAAGTACGTTATGACCAACTTTCAGAAGTTTATGAATTGTATGATGAGTTGAAGTATCGCAGCAAACTACATGTGTAATCTTACGTTCTTCTAGAAACGTAGTATTAAAGGCTTCTTCATAGGAACCGTGCCAAAGATTTGGAAGAACTTCCATTCTATATTGAATTTAAATATACAACTTTATGTCTAGCGCCAATTATTTAATATATCATACTAGAATATATGAACGTCTTAGTTGTCGGAGCGGGTATCTCTGGAGCAACCGTAGCAAGACAACTTGCTGAAAAAGGACACAAGATAACAATTCTAGAAAAACGCGATCACATTGCTGGAAATTGTTACGATTATATAAATGAAGCCGGTATCTTAATAAATAAGTACGGAGCTCATTTATTTCACACGAGCTCAGAAAGAGTCTGGGTATATCTTCAACAATTCACTGAATGGGTCCCTTGGAAGCACAAGGTGATCGGAACACTCGATGGAGAGTATTTTCCAATCCCTATTAACATTGATTCTGTAAATACCTTGTGTAAAACAAATATACAGTCAGAGGATGAAATGAAAGAGTGGTTACAAGAGAATACTATATCTTGTAAAACACCAATGAATTCAGAAGATGTTGGATTAGCAAGAGTTGGCCCAACCTTATATAACAAGGTATTCAAGGGATACACATATAAACAATGGGATAAATTCCCAGTCGAACTTGCTCCATCTGTTCTTGAACGGATTCCCGTTCGCACAGACTGGGATCCTTATTATTTTTCTGATAAATATCAGGCCTTGCCAAAACGCGGTTATACTGCGATGGTTCAATCGATGTTAGATTATCCAAATATCACGGTTCACTTGAATACAGATTATAATAAATCAATGAATTCAGCCTACGATCGAGTCTTTTATACGGGTCCGATTGATACATATTATTCCGACGCAGGGTATGATAAACTAGAATATAGATCAATCCGTTTTGAAGAGGAAACCTTACCAGTTGATCTTTACCAGCCTCTTGGTGCTGTAAATTACCCTTCTCTCGAGGAGTCCTTCACACGTATCATTGAATATAAGCATTTTTTAAATCAGGTGGTCCCAGGAAAAACAACAATTGTTCGTGAGTATTCTGTGGCTGAGGGCGACCCTTATTATCCAGTTCCAACGGAAAGAAATCAGGCCCTCTATAAGAAATATCAGGAGCTTTCATTAAAAGAGACGAATGTCTTTTTTGTAGGACGCTTGGCTAATTACAAATACTATAATATGGATGCTGCGATTCTAGCATCCCTAGAAGCGATTGATTCCTTTAATTAAATAACTGTTTATTTATTCGATATACAAGTCTTTCTTGATGATGTGTGTCTCTATTTTTATCTAAGATTTCATCTAAAGAATAAAAGAATTTATATGTAAGTTTATACATGGTATCTATGGTTCCTATGTATATATTATCACAGCCATTATATTCTTCATCACGAGTGAATACATTTTTATTCAGTTTTGATTGATAGTGTGATTTAATAAATGATACTATATGATTTTTATTAAAGCTATTGGAATTCTTTAATATATCAAATCTCATATTAACGACAGGTTCATCAGCATTTCGTAATGTAGTATGAATATGATTAATAATTTGATACTTACTATACCAATAATTTTTCCAACCAATTATCAATGTCGGCCCTTGATTTATTTTACCATGTATATTACCAATCAGTTTGATTTTCGTATCATCATCAATAAGTATGTCCTTGATTCTGTCTTTTAGATCAGAAAAATACTCATAGATCATTTCTTTTGTAACCGGGACATCATTAGTCTGTATATGCCTCCAGCTTATATTATTTGCTACAATATTCCAGGTGTGAATATATATACTTAGATTACTTGAGTCAATCGAATCGATTTCTTTTATTAAGGAATATAGGTCCTTATTGTCAAATGCGTTCCGGATATGACCTCTTAATACTAGGATCATCTAGTATTATATATAAATAAATTAAGTTTTTTGACCATTTTACAATTCGTTATAAGATGTACCGCCAAGTACCGAATTTAAGAACCCCTTAATGTCACCCTCGCTATGGCGAGGGTGACCTATTAAGACTCTTAATTTGCTACTAGGTGGCACCACTTAGGAGTACTTAAATTAAGTACTC